TTAGCGCCTTCAAAAGTTTGGGTATGTAAACGAGCAGATTCCTCAGTTTCTGAGGCCGCTCGCTGCGAGGCCATATCCTCTTCTAACCACTGCTCATGGTCTCGTACAGCACCTTGCTGCCTAGAAAAAGGACTATCAGGCCCAAAAAGATAACCCATTTCTCGTAAAGCTATAAATTGATTCTGCATTATTTCCCCACTTCTTGGCTCTTCTTGGCTGCTTTCTGCTCTCGCAAGCTAACTTGATTAGTATAGTATAACATCTGGTCTTCTAGCATGCTAACTTCTCTCATGTAGTTGGACCTTAGTATTGGGTCTGCATATAGCCTTTTCATACCTTCTATTTTACCACGACCCGCTACCCCATACTTTTCAGCTAATGCATATCCTGCTGTCCGATATTCAATCTGTACGCTTTCCTTCCAGACTTCTACAGGTTCGTCCATCTCAAAGTCAAGCGCCATCATGCCACCATCATATAGACCAGGTATAGATTTTAGTGCTTGCCTTGGCATCTGGGCTATCTTGTACTCAGTTAAGAAGTCAGGGTTATCGCGTATCTCCTTCTGCGCATCAAATAGCGCAATGTCAAAAGACTTATCATTTTGCTTAGCTGCGAGTAAATGGCTAGTTATAACGTCAAGCATTTTCTTTCTTGACGTAAATGCTGATAATGCATTGTCACCAACTTTTGCACCTGCTGGCCTAGCATCATAAGTAGCGAATAAAGTATCTATCCAACCGTCGCCTTGTTTAAGATAGCTAGTTACGCCTTTTTCCTTAAGCTTTTCTAATTCAGAGTATATGGCAATACGCTCTGGGGCCTCCACCCCAGAAAACATGTCCATATCTAAAACCAACGAGGAATCATCAATTAAATCTGGCATTTGACTTCTAAGCTTAAGTACAGCCAAGTCGTCAGAAGCTGGTGATTTTCGCAAGTTATTCCAAACAGTTTTAAGCTTACTTCTGGTAATCGGGTTACCGATTGCATTTAACTCACTCGGATCACCATTAACTACTGCCTGATTCAAAGCTACAAGCGCTACTTGATTTGCTATACGTTCATCTCTAGAGTCACGATCTCTAGCGGCTTGTTCTGCTAAGTTCTGCTTCTGCCGCATAGCTACTTCCATCTGTCTTGACCTTTTAGCTAGCATAGCTGGGTCAGCGCCAATACCATCATCTGCTGAAATACTGGCACCAATACCAATATACTGAGCAGCTAACGCAAAATTTCCTGTGTCGGTGTGATAAGTAATTACGTCACTAAAAATTTCAGTTACGAATTTCTGTTTAGCTACATTAGCCATAGCGGGTCTATCGATATACTCAGCATCAATGTCATTTAAAAACCCAGACATCGTATTAACAAATTCTACTGGACTAGCAGAATCAGTAATTATATCGCGCTTAACAGCCTCTGCTTTAGCCTGCTGTAAATTGCTGTTCCATACATTTAACTGAGAAGCTTTATGCATAGCCCCCTTATTAAGGTAGGCATTACGACTAGCATTCATTCTGGTCAAAGCTTTAGCTTTAACGCTATCAGACATATTGCCTAAGGCTCCATGCATAATACCACTCATTCGATCATTAAAAGCGCTGTAAGACTCAACAGCTTCTTGTCCTTGAGTAGCACCATAGCCCTTGGCTTCTTCCGTGCCATAGAAAGCTTCTCTGAATTTATTATTAGCACCTAACACTGCTTGATCAGCGGTTGAGGTTTCTTCCATCTCCCGTACTCTGAATGCAGCTTTGGTAAAGGTATCAGCTAAACTGATAGCACTTTCCAGCGTAGGATCAGGCTGAATCTGCGGTACTGGCATTGGCGCAAATCGTACATGACCAGCATTAGGATTTACCTTAGCGGCTCTGAAGCTAGCCGCAGCGGCACCAGAAAACATGGGAGCTTGCAGTTGTCCGCCTTGTCCACCAGTATTAAGTCGTTGTGTTGATAATTTAAAGCTGGGCATTATTTATCCTACGTAGCTATTAAACTGGTACCTGCTCCACCAGTACTTGTTGGCGCTGGTACTATACCTGCTCCACCAGTACTTGTCGGAGAAGATGGAGTATTAGCATATGCTACCACACCTTGTTCTGCAGCGCTAAATAATCCTCTGGTCAACTGCTGAGAGTTAGATGTATCATAAGCTGCAGCACCCTGAGATATACCAGCCATGCCAGACATTAACTGATTTGACGCCGACTGCATTCCTGCTATAGCTGTTATACCAGCTCCAGCTAAAGACGCCTGAACATTCATCGCCGCATTAGCATTTGTAGCCCACTGAGATAACTTACCTTCCCATTTAACTTTTTCAATCTGTACATCTGTTTCCCAGCTTCCTCTAGCCCTGGCATCTGAAATCTTTCCAGCTTGGATATTTGCGCCATGCCTAATCACGAAGGCATCTAAAGCTTCCTGTGTCATTTGAGCTTCGACTATGTCTTGGTTAGTACCTTCACCTATGACAGTACCAGATGCAGCCTGTGTAGCAATTATATTACCACGTTCTGCTGCTCGTTGTTTGGCCAGTATATGAAGGTCTAGATTAACACTGTTCCATAGATTTAATTCTTCAGCTTCCAGTAATGAGTCGTTGTATAACCGAGTTACATCTAGCAGTGACACATTAGCGTTAGTAGTTACGGCAGTAACATAATTCCTTACCTTAGCTTCGCCAGAAATAAGACTAGCGTTTAATCTAGAAATAGCTAAGTTAGACTGAATATTCATTAGGGCTGTGTCATAGCCCATTTGAGCATTGTACGTGTTCCAGGCTTGAGAATTACTATACTGGGCGTCATTAGAAGCCCCAGAGAATATACCTACAACACCTCCTACTATTCCACCAACAGCCGCACCCCATGGACCTCCAACTGAGAATCCCATCGTAGCGCCAGATGCGGCACCAGTTAATCCACTCGATGTTGTGCTATTCATTAGTCTTCTACCTCGATAGTATCAACTATGCTACGTATAGTTAATGGCAGCGGTTGTCTTTGCCGGATAGTATAATCTGACTCACGATCATAACCTTCTTGGTAGTCCCATTCATATATGCCACTAAACAAAGGCACACCTTGACCAGTGGCATCACCAGGGTTTCTAAAAGCAATTTCCTCTTCACGGCCTACAAGTGTATCAGGATTAATGCGCCCGATATATAGACCAAGAGAGTTATAGAAGTGGATGTCTAGCTTAGAAATTCTCTGCATTTTACCCTGCATTGTGCCATCAGGCTGAGGTAACTCTCCGAGCAGCGGTCTGATGTAAGTCTGATAACTTAGTCCTATCACAGCTATGTGAAAACCAAGTTGGGCGTCTTCAATCAAATCGCCATCTGCATCTTTGGCTATAGCCCTAAGAACCGTTACTTCACCATTTTCTACGATCTGAGATGGATATACCGCGCCACTAATTAGTATATCAACCAACATATCTTCTAAGTGGTCTAGACCAGTGAAAGTTACATCTCCGTCATCGTTTGATACTAGCTCAGTAGGCTGAGGATAACCATCTGGCAATGATGTATTAGGCGGTGGTGGTATTACAATATCATCATCGTCACACATTATCAAACAGTATATAGGTACAATAGAAGCTTTGGTACTTGGATTTGGTACAGAAATATGATAATCCACAAAAGAATCTGAGAATTTACCATACTTGGCGTCCCAGCTAACAAACTTATCGGCCATTTTTTCTATAAGTACTGTTTTGTCGGCTCCAGGAGTACTGCCACGCTCGCGTTCTACAGCTACCCATAGGTCATCTTCACGAGTATCACCTGGAGTAGCTGTACATGCCCTAAATTTACCCTGCGTATTGTGGCCATGCCAAGCAACTACTTTATGATCACGCTGATAAGTAATACCATACATGGCTCCATCTTCGCGTATAGTCCATATAATACTATCAGGAGTCTGTTGATAAGTCCAATCTTTGAGGCTATATGACTCTGTTACATGTGGTGATAATATTGATAAATCAGAGGTCTTATAGCTCTCTAAAGAGTAGTCATATACAAACTCATTTACTGTTCGACCAAAGTAAGACAAGAAGAGTGTAGTCTGGCCGATTACAACAGGCTTTATCGCCATCGATCCTACTTTAGTTTGGCGTAGAGCTAACTTAGAAGTACCAGTAATGGCGATCTGATCTGAGCCTGTTACAGTCCATTCATCTCCAACTGTGCCAACATGCAAGCTTTTACTTGATGAAAGCCACTGTATTCTGTTATAAGTGCCACTAGCTAAAGTAAAAGATAGAGCACTACTCTCCACTGGAGTAGCGGGCGGGTCAAAAGTTAAATAAGCTCCAGCCTCTGACAGCCACAGTTTATCTCTATAGAGTATATTAGCTGCAAGTACTAGTCTCTGTTGATGAAATGTTACACGTTCTGGATAACCATTGTCACTAGACCAAGAGGGACTTCCATCTACTTCAGGCTCTGAGTCGAATACTACGTCCTCGAGCTCCCAAATACCCTCAGTTGCGTGGCCAGGACCATAATAAACTAATTTCTTTACAGGCAGTCCTCTCTGAGTTATGTATATCTCATCCAGAGTCTGAGCCCAGTCAAAGTTTTTAATGTCCCAGGTTGAATCTAGAGTTATATAATACCCGCCAGACCCAGTAACATCAATTATCTGGTCCTTGTTAAAGAAACAAACTCTGATGCTACCGGTATTTGTTTTAAAAAAGACTAGACAATAATAAGTCTCTTGACTTCTTTCAAAAGGAATTAGCCTAATGTAAGGATAGTCAACGTCTATATCAAGGGCACTTAAATCATAGATAAACTTAAGCCCTGGTCTACGAAATGCTGGTCCTTGTACGGAGACCATAGCATTAAGTAATAATTTACAGCCGTTTTTAAAGCCTGTAAAATCAGTTCGACCATACATCAGCGGAGAAAGTTCACCAGATGTAAAAGTATGCTTAAGTCGTCGTTGTGACATTATCTTGATCCGTCAACTGGGTAGTGTACAAGATCTGAAGCGGCGTCAGGGTATACAAAGGTATCGTTATTCGGGTCCTCATCATGTGCCCTGTAGTTGTTACCGATATTAGCATCGGTTTCCCACGCTTCATACAATTCTCTGTTATACTGCTGAAACAAAGAGTCAGTGAGTTTTTTATTCTGTGCAATAGCAGGAGCCATGCGTACCGCTAAGGCTATAGATAATACTGACGCATATGGAGCGCTGAAGTTAGTCGTGTCAGGAACTCTTCTGGTATAGTACAAGAATACGTGACCACTTGATTTACACCATATATGACTACCCATAACCTGCCAGTAATTACCACTACCTGGAGGAGCTATGTCCCTAGGAGCCAGGCAATCAGACGGTATCGCGTATGCAGATATACCTACCGGTAAGTCTAAAACATCAGGGTCAATTTTACCTAACTCAGCATAAGCTCTGGCAAAAGACCAGTCTTGACGGGCTAAAATGTAGTCCCGTAGCGAGTTAAAAAATACATCACACATCCTAGACCTTTTATTATCCTCATCAAAAGATCGAATAGGCGCTGCACCTAAATTCGCTAGGGCCACATTACATATCTGAATTTTAGACTGGGGCATTAGTCCACCTTACGGTAACGGGCGTCCAAGATTTGTTTAACTAAGTCAAGTTTCTTATAGCCCTTTCCACTTTTGAGCTTGATGTCAAACTCATCTTTAATAGCCAGAGATGCATCAGATATTTTCCACTTGGCTTCCATCAGTTCTTCTTCACTGGCGGTCAAAAAGTCTACAGAATCTGCATTAGGACCTTCAAGCGGGGCAAAATTATTTGGGCACTCTTCAAACTCAGAAACTTCACCCCTGTTAAAAAACAGTCCTTTACCGTCAATTCTCAACAAGCATTTTCGTCGGCATACACATTTCATAAAAGCTCTCCTAAAAAGGGGAAGTGTTACCTTCCCCTTTAGCGTTTAGCGTTTAGCGTTTACAGGTTGGTCTGACCACCGCTCATCCGCACAGCCACAACAGCATTAGCGGGCAATACAGCAACCTGGATATACCGCTTGGTATTTTTAGGCAGTTCAAAATGGGTCTCTTCCCCAGCTATAACGGCAACTGTCATAAGAGCAGTCTCACCACCTGCGTCATCACCGTGGGTAACAGCCATAGACAAAGCGCCAATTGGACCAGTATAGGTTCCGGCAGTTGCTGAATCGTTGATGACCGACATTTTAATCGGTTCACCAGGCCCGGGTCGTACAGAACCCAGGTCAAAGTCGGTAGCAGCTACAGTGATTACTGCTTCGTTGTCAATAAACATGATAATCCTCCTTATGTCATTACTGCTTCAGTCTCGAGGAGAGCTGAACAAGATTTAATGGGGGTACCACGGAAAGTAAGAACTTCTTTTCCGAATACATTCTGATAGCCAAGGGCTGCGTTGGCCTTCTCAACGGCGGCGATATCAAGCATCGCATGCACTGCAGGCGAAGCATAAAAGATGCCACGGCCTCCAGTTATCTGAGGCACAGTGTATTTAGCTTTGATCATGGCATGATACAGGGCCTTCTGGTCAGCCTCAGTGTCCATATTCGCCAGTTCGAGATTAGCAACACGGACAATATAACGCCAATCACGGACACACAGTCCCATTTTCCACTGGTAATGAGAACGATAGCCTTGAAATCGGCCGCCCTCATTATCAGTCAGAGTCTGCTCACCAAGGTCACGGGATGACAGACCGGCAGATGACCCTTTAGGATAGATACCGTGTACAGAGTTGGAGCCCCATACAATGAACCATACCGAAGTCTGCTTATCTGCGGTAGTACCACCAGCAGACAAAACGTGCTTCAGATACTCGGAGTTTACCTCAGCCTCAGGCTTATTAGCCGGGGTACCGAGATTATCATACCGAGGTGCGAGACCAAGAAAACGATCAGGATGTGTAGCCGTGTCGCCATAAAAGATAGTCTGCGCCATAATGTTAGACATACCTTCAATATGTGGGGTATCTTCAGACATCCTGAACTCAGCAGAGTTGCCGTTAAGCATAGCCAGATCTTTATCAACCTCACTATAGTCTTCCAGCATACCGATGGTGTCATCAATCTGAGCTGTCTTACTTTTGGTAGGACGAACACCATAATTGAGTCGACGCCAGGTGGGCTCGGGAATATCAGCACGAACTGTGGTACGATGGCCGGTTGGAAGGTTTCCTTCTACTAAAGGTACATCTTCGATAATAGGATTAAACTGCTGAAGTAACTCAGCAATCTTAGCGATCGATCCATCAGGATCAAGGCGTTTTGTAACATCTACAAGATTCGGCAGTTCCCCGCCGAGATAAGGCTCATAAACCATTTGGTTCTCCTTAAACTATTGAGGGGTGATTATCCCCATACATTGACTGTGCTGCGGTTTTCTTACCAGGTGGGCGATTAACTTCGCCCCTGAGAAAACCACCTTCTTGCATACTTTGGCCTAGATTTGCTAAAAAAGCCATGACCGCCGGATGACTCCCATACCCAGTGGTATTAAGGGCTTCCAGGAGCTTTCCATCAGGATCATTCTGTCGCAGAGCACGTTTGGCCAGTGATAACTTATGCTCAGCTTGGTCTCCCCATTCGTCACGCATGAAAACTTGGCCCATGTTCTTAAGGGCAGCAAGTTCATTCTGCTTTTGCTGTTGCTGAAGCCCACCAAAAACTTTCAGGGTTCCATCTAACTGCTCTTGCGTATATCCTAGCTGATTTGCCAGGTCTCCCATCTGAGGAGAAACGCCTTCAGGTAACGTGTAGCCGTCCGCTGCAGGAACAACCCGTGTAGACTGCTCTTCGGCAGGCTCGGTTGGAGTTTCTGGCGGTGGGGCTGGCGTCTGAGGCGGTGCTTCTGTTTCTGTTGCCGGTGCTGTTGCTGTTGCCGGTGGCGGTGCTGTTGCCGGTGCTGTTGCTGTTGCCGGTGCTGTTGCTGTTGCCGGTGCTGGTGTTGCCGGTGGTGTTACAGCAGCCTGTTCTGTGGAGGTGGAGGCTGGTGCGGATGATTCAGTTGTCATTTAATGTTCTCCTTATGCTTTGCCAACAATAACGTGGCGTATGCTAACGGGTCAACATCCTCCAACAATTGGAGGAGCTCAAGTCCTACCGCCCGTTTTCCCTCAAGATAAAATGTTTGCGAATTACCTGTAAACACATCTCCGTAAATATTACATATAGACAGAGCATGCCAAATAAAGTCTTTACCAGCCCTAGTTTTAAGTAGTTCCCTGGTATTCGCTTTAAGTACGTTGTATTTTATTTCCTCATCCGACAATTTTACCATTATTGCATGCCTATTTCATCAGCAAGTTTCCTTGCTTCGAGTTGAGCCACTCCAGCTTCAGCTTCAGTTTTTCGGGTGGATGCTAATTCGCTGTTCATTTCAGTGTTATGCTGTTGTTCTACGGCTTGCATTTGTTTTTGTTGCATGGCTTGCTGTTGTTTAGCTCGGTTAGCTCGAATTGCATCAACATCTTTCTGGGGCCTCAACACCTTTGTGCTAACTCCTGTTATATCAGCGTACTCATCGATAGCACCATCAGGGTCAACTTTGTCAATGGCTTGCTGATCAATTTGCATGGCCTGTCCAACAAAGGCCAGGAATGAATTAATACTGTTAAGCGCCACTCCTCTCTGAGCTGTAGCCAACGGACTTACCATGGTAATATCGTAGTCACCAACTAACTCTGATAATTCAGGCGATAAGGGCTCAAATAAATCTTTTCTCAGCATAATGTTAAAACAACGTTCAATAACCGGTTGATAATACTCATGCTGAAGTCGCTCAATAACTGGACCAAGACGTAACATCTTCTCTTGCTCTTGGACCTGCACCTGAGTTGCTTTTAGTGGTGATGCATTTGGGTCACGTGATCCAGTGAGAAAGATGTCATTGAAAAAGTTTTTCTGAATACGCTGTTCTACCCGTTCAACTGAGCCATTAACTCCTACATAGTCAAAGTTTACCTTGTATATCTCATTTACTGTCTCGTTTGGATTAACGTAGTAATTTTCTCCGCCAGGAAGGGTCTTAAGTTTTCCTCGCATTCTTGCTGGCACGTTAAGCGGTGGATTAATCGCTTTGTGAGTAGCCATAAGAAAAGCTTTTTCCATTTCCTGCAAACGTTTAATATCAGGTAGAGCACGAGACCCCGGGCCAATGCCATAAATATCAGATCCAATGGTCCCCCAACGAGCTAATGGATATGGAAATTCATAGAACCCAGCTAATGATAATGGCTTCTGCTGGCCACTTGTCTTGTTTCGTTTACCTGTGGAAGTTACCTCATACATTATCTGCGTATAAGATTTATCCTGAAATTTACGCCGGTAAATCGCTTCAACAATGGTTATGTAATTTTTATCAATACCAGGCTTATTTGCCTTAACATCCCGTTTAAGTTCTTTCGAAGCAGTCTTTGGAAACCGTCCTACCAGCTGTCTAGGCGTCATAAATATGGTCCGCATAAAAACATCAGGACGTCCATCAGAGCCAACGGAGAATACATACTCACCAGCTGTAAGTAACTCAAATCGAAACGGTACTACCACATCATCAGTGTCTTCACCAACATAAGTACATGCAGTGCCAAAGCCAATGTTTTCAATGTAAAAGCTACTAATGATGCTGTAAAAATTGGACCTATGAAATGCAGCGTGCATTTTATTGGTACAATCTTCTAACCACGCTTTCAGTGCTTCATGCTGATTTAACTGCGCCGTAGACCAGGATAAATCAAACCATGGACGTGACGGCGATGTTAACCCACCGTGCATGCCACTAGCTAATACGTAAAGTGCGTCTTCAGCTACAGTGTTTATTACCTTTGTGGACGTTAGTTTACGCTTCCTAGGTTTACTGTAGGTTTGATAAACGCCTCTACCAGGGAGAAGGAAGTCGCTTATCTGACGCCACTCAGCTTCCCACTCTGAGCGTTCGTCTTTCAGCACTTCATACTGGCCCATAATATTGGAGTATGAATAGGCTTTCTGTGTCATCCTAAAACTCCAGTAGTTAAGTCTTCGTCACCAGTATAATAACCATCGTCAACTAAACTTGCATGCAGCATGTCACGTCGACCGGTTTTATTTTTCTGCCCAGATGAGTATGCAGCACTTGACCGTTCTCTCAATTTGGACTCTGTGGCGCCCCAGTCAATCTTCTCTGGCATTTTAACTTCTGGCGCGTCAGGAATCTGAGGTTCTACAGGTGCTTCTGGCTGTGACATACCCTGCATGCCTTGCATGAGCATCATTAACGCTTCTAGCTCCATGCCTGAGCTGCCAGAACTCTGTGATGTGCTAGGAGGCGCAGCTCCACCTTTACCGCCCATATCAGCCTCCTAAAATTGATTGTGATCCCAAATCTTCATCGTCATCTGGGTCAAGAATGGAAGTAGACTCATTGGCACCAGTCTGTGTATCCGTAGTACTCGCTGTCGTACCAGTTGTCGTATCTGTGGATTTTGATGCATCACCCGTCTGATGTAACCAGCCAGTAAAGCCCTCAGGATCACCCCACTCTTTAAATAGACCAGATAAGCGTTCTTGGTCTGTAGTATCCCACATGCCAGCAAACTGATCGTTAATACGCTGGATTTTCTGTTCGTCAGATATACTGTAGTCAATACCAAGTAGGGCTGCGTTATCCTGCTCTGACCCTATCTGAGTATTTACGAAATCCGTAGCTTGGCCAAAGAGGGTGGTATAATCTCCGTAGCCTTCTTTCCTGGCTCCAATACCTTCAGCATAGGTATTACCTTGACCTGAAAAACCGTATTTCAGGTCTTCTGGGGCTTCAGCAATGTTCATGGTCTGCCAATTACCCTCAGTATACCCGTACATCTGACCTTCTTCAAGGTCACCCAGAGACTCTTTAATGGTCTCATAGCCAGAGCCAGCTAGCGTCATTGGATCGGGTGGCTCGGGCGGCTCTGGCATTTCAGGCGCCTCAAAGCCCTCCATAAAGGAAGTAAACATATCCTGTTGGGTCTGTTCAGCATAATAAGCATCCATGCCAGCATTCCATGCTCCAGCTTCCGGGTGATCAGTATTATTATACTGAGCGTTACCTGACTGCGCATTCGCATAGCCTGCCTGATAGTTCTGCGCAGCATAATCGGTACCGCCGCCTTTACCACCACTACTACCCATGATACTCTCCTATCCTAAAGTGCTATCGTCACCGGCGTCATCGTCCATTAGAGAACCATACCCGCCACTTGTATTTCTGCCGGAACCAAAGCCACCATAATTGCCCCGTCCTTCATACTCACCTACTGAAGTTTTTCCACTGCCATCATTAGTCTCAGCGTTTCTTTGACCAGTGGGAGCACTATATTGAGTACGTCTTATGTTGCCGTTTGGCATAGCTTCCTGGGAAAACACCTGAGGCGCATTACCTATGCCAGAATATTGAGCATGCACCTGTTTTCCAGTCTGCGCTGACATGGCGTTCATCATGCTCATTAAATCTGAACCTTGACTACCGCCACCGTAGGAGGTCTGTGGAGCTCCTTTACCGCTACTTCCCATAATCTGCCCTCGTTTTAACTGTAATCATAGCATCGACAATGGTACCTTGGTCTCGCATACCCATAGGTAATATTCCAAGTTTTTTAAACCCAACCTTAAGAACTGTTATACAAGCAGCCCGGTTTGTAACTGGCGTTAGACCATAGAGAGTGTCCAAGATACTCCACGTGGTAAGTATCTGCTGGGTAACGTCCTTCATAAAGGTTACGACTTCAGGCCAGGTAAGATCCGGGTGTGCACTGAAGTGTATCTGCATCGCATTCCCGGATCTGTTTTCCAGCATGAACTCGCCTACAGGACCGTCGTCGTGACCAGCAACGTGTACCATGTACATATCTTTACCTAATCTGCGTATCATGTCAAGGACATCGGACCAGGTTGGTTCCATTACATCGCAGAGTCTTTTACGCAGCAGGTCATGCATATACAGAGTCTGCCAATAAGTCTGAATTTCATCAGGTTTTCCACTTAATAGTGGAACGATAGTCGTGAGAACAGTTTTTGTTGGTGCTGTCATTAGAAAAAGCTCTCAGCCTGTTTTATATACTGGTCCATATAGTTTAAGGGGTCATACTCCATATCTTTTGGGTGTGACTTATCTTTCAAGGACCTAAGAACGTCTTCAGTTATACCCAGCTGTTTCATTCTTGGCGTGACTATTTCTGTCTCATCCAATTCTTCAGCATACGTGAGAGCAAGGGCGTCTCCTCTGTCTGTGGAGCGAAAACCGCGAGACTTCAGAGACTTCTTGCCTTCGATCTGCAGTTTACCTCGGTCGTTAATTTCAAAAGTAGGAGCAGACAAATCACGTATCAGGTCAGAGTCATCATCGGGTATGTCCACGGGCATATCCGGATGGCACAGATGGTTCTTCATCCGCCCCCACATCTCGTCTTTCTTCCGATGATAAAGGTCTGAGTAAACCTTACCATCGAAATGTACTGGTATCACTCTGGCTTGGTAACCTAGCTGATAGAGCCTAGACCAGATAGCCTCGCCACGTCCAGCATCGATAAAGCAATAGTGAGCTCTCCACTCATCAATTTTCTGTGCAACTGTGGAGGCTAAGGCCATCGGGTCTATACCCTGCTTAGTCCACAGTGGGTGAACTTTCCGGCCCTGACGTTTGGCGATAGCAGCGAAATCTCCATTTTCTGCATAAGCCGGGTCAACACCCATAATCCTTGGAGCAAAACTGAAGTCGGAGAGCTGGAGGGACAGGCGTTGGCAGATCTTCAATTTCTCCAAGGGTATGAGTGTTTCTTCAGAGGAAGCGGACCAGGATGTGTAAAATTCCTGCTGTATAAGGCTCTCAGGCATTCCTGCTTCACGCTCTTCTTGTATCTCTTCCAGTGTTGGGTAACCAGTATCAACGCATGTGAGCTTCTCGTAGAACCATTTCGGATTCTTACGGGCCATCTCAGCCATAATGTAAAAGTGGTTCATGCCTCGTGGGGTGCCGTTGAACATAGCCCACCCGCCATTCTCAGCAAGCATCGGGCGGAGGTAACCCCATATGGCGTCTTTATGCAGTGAAAATTCAGTAAAGATTATCCCCACAAAGTTTCTGCCGACCAGAGCATCCGGGTTGTCGCTTCCGTACAACTGTATGGTGCTTCCGTTGGACAACCAAAGCTTCATGGACTGGTCTAAGGTTCGGGTAATGATTTCTCGAGGGATATAATCTCTGAATCTCATACCCGTTCCTGCGTTTCCCTCCCATATGATTCCTCGACACTGGTTGGCAAAAGGCGCCACATAGGCATAGTCGCCCTTTCTCTGTAGGGCTTTCGCAGCTAATATGTTTATGTCAGTTATATCTTTCCCATTACGTCGTGGCCATACGTGCACCCCACGTAGACCAGGTATATCCTGCATCATATGATTCCAAATAGGTTTCTGGTAATCACGCAGTTCTAGTAAGGGTAGATTGACTTCGCTCATGTTATTGTATCTGGTTGGCGATGTTAACGATGACACCTGGATTCTTCGAGGCTAGCTCTTTCATCTGATCCGCCAGCTGGATCGGGTTACGTTCCTGTATGCTGGTCAGGGTTTTTGTTATGTTTACTAGCTTGTTGGTGATCTTATCATCCATGACGTCTAAGCCGTTAACGGTATCTAGACACTTGGCCAGGATAGCTGACTCTAACTGAGCATACAGTGACTGGTTATCGATCTGCCGGAACAAGCTAATGATACTAAGCTTAGACCGAGTGATCTTTTCCAGCTGATCAGCAAACTGTTGCATGTCACGAGTTTTAGGTAAAGACTCTGGCTCGATCTTAACTTCCCATCCTCTATCTCTAATTTCTTCTTGGACACAGACCAGAGGAAAGTTATAGAGCTCCGCAACCTGAGCTGGGGTCTTACCCATGTACTCGTAGTCAAACTTCGCGGCATTTATCTTATGTTGATGGAAATCGGCCATTTATCTGGGCTCCTTTTTAATCCTAATAACTTATTATACTGTGTTTTCAGGTGTTTGTACACGTTTATTTTAACTACGTTTCTGTAGTTCTGTGGATTACTGTTACTAGGTAGTAGTAACTATTAATACTATATGATAAAACTCGCAGAACGGCCTGTGTTGAGATGGTTTAAAACTAGTATGGTTACATAGGTTCTTAGGAACCGTTTGAGCACAGCTTCATTCTGTTCTGATTTCAAAGCATTTAAGCTCATTTTATGGAATCTATAACGTGGAAGTTCATACGTGATCGTGATCGTGTATGAGCTTCCAAAATCTGACAATTTTCATACGTGATCGTGTATGAGCTTCCAAAATCTGACAATTTTCTGTGAGTGGACTAACACTAGGATCCGAGTCACCCACTTTCCCCCGGGCCCCTCTTTTGCCGCCTAAGAATTCGTTGTCGTTCCACTCCAACTCACTCGGTCTCGCTACGCTTGACCTCGCTTACGCCATCGCTACGCTCGGCTCCAGCTATCCCACGCATCACGCATCTCTACAACAACCACCCTCCTTTCTCTTTTTCTCTTCACATATTTTTTCTTTTTATTAACCCTTATCCAAGGAATGTACCATGAACTTAAAGATGAAGCTCACACACAAAGTAACAAGCACAGTACAGATCATCACACCAACACAATGCATCTACTCAGACGATGTATCACCCACTCACATCAACGCACTACAAGTACTAGAAGCGCCCACCAAAGAACAACTCTGGGATAACATCAAAGCCTTAGCTATCAGCCACGCTAAACCCACTCGCTTCAAACCAGTCATCGCACTCATTAACAAAGACTCAATACAATACATCAGCCTATAACCACACGACCTAAGTAAGTCGTTAAACTGCTTAACTAATCATTCATAGGAGAATAACATG